AAAGAAATTGATATCGTACAACATCAGGAAACTTACCAAGAAATTGAAAATCTAAATCAGGAGATTACAGATTCGAACCTAGAGATTGAGTCTAAGAGAAGACAACTTAAAAGATGTCAAGAGAAAGTAAAGCTCCTGAACGATATTCCATGCGGTACTAAATATTCTACATGTAAATTCATTGCAGATGCATATGTAGCAAAGGCCAGAATTCCGGATGAGGAACAAATCATTTCCGAATTAGAAAAAGCAATATCCTTAAACAATGATAAAATAAATGCCCTAAATCCAAAAGAAGTTCAAGACACTATTACAAAATATAACCAAGCTTCTGAACTTTTGGACACTATTGAAAGAGAGGTGGAATCTGCCAAATTAACTCTTTCTAGAGACAAGGAAATCAAAATCCGGATTGAGGGCGAAATAGCCACACTGGCAGAAAATATTTCGCTTCATGAAGAAAACAAAGAAATTATTGAAAATTATGAAGATCTAAAACAAGCCAGGGGGCTAGCTGAAAAACAAAAAAATAAGTTAGTTTTAGAAGAAGAAACCTGCAATGATACTTTGATGGATTTGAATAGGAGTATTGGTTCTTTGGAGCAAAAGGTAGAAAATGCACAACAAAACATTGATGATCTTAGAGATCTAAGAGAAGAGTTTGCATCTTACGACTTATATATGAGAGCTATGCACCCTAATGGGATAGCATACAGTGTTATCAAAAATAAATTACCTATCATTAATGATGAAATTTCCAAAGTATTGGCAAATATTGTTAATTTCCAGGTATTTTTTGAAAATGAAGAAAAAAGATTAAATATTTACATCAAGCATCCCAATCATGAAGCACGGCCCCTAGAGATGGGATCGGGAGCCGAGAAATCCATCGCCGCTATGGCAATCAGGTTGTCATTGCTTTCTGTCTCTTCGTTGCCAAAGAGTGATATTTTTATCTTAGATGAACCTGGGACGGCATTTGACGAGAGTAATATGGAAGGGTTCGTGAGAATTCTTGATCTTATTAAAGTATACTTCAAGACAGTTGTTTTGGTTACACACTTAGAAGCACTAAAAGACTGTGTGGATACACAAATTACCATCGACAAGAATGATGGCTATGCCCATGTAAGGGTGGAATAAGGAAACTTAAATGAAATTAAAGATACGACATGCAGTAGACAAAGCCTTAGAAAAGGCAGTCTCCAGAAAGCTTTTAGTTTGGGCCACAGCAACTGGCTTGACCTTAACGGGCAATCTAGAAAGTGCAGATTGGGTAATTATTTCTGCAATTTATTTGGGCTCTCAGGGTATTATTGACGCAATAGTGAGGATGAAAGGCTATGATAATGGTTGATCAAATTATTTTACCTTTGTTAAAAAAAGTCTTAAAGTATTGGCAACCTATTACTATTGTGGTGCTGCTGGTGATTTCTATATTTTCCATGAGAAACATCAAAATTTACAAAGCAGCTTTTGAAGCTCAGGCAGAAAATCACAAAGAAGATATTAAGATTTTGAATATGTTTCATCAAAAAGAAATTGATGAGCAAGAAAAGATCATTCAAAAGTATGAAGAAAAGATGGAAGCACTCATTAAAGAAAACGAGGAAGCTATTCAAGAACTAAACAGGCGCAAGAATATTAATATAAATAAAAATATTAAAGATTTTAATGAAAAACCATCGGAGATTGTGAAAAATATTGAAGAGTTGTGGGGGTTTACTCATGTTCAATAAAATATTTTTATTACTATGTTGTTTTATGGCATTGCCTGCTTATGCTTTGGATGCAAATGTTCCCGAGGGGAATTTTACTATTTTAGAAGTTGGAAAAATAGCACCATTTTCCGGAGTATTATTTGACGCCAAAGCAACAGCATATATCCTGGCAGATAAGAGATTTACAGAAGAAGAAATGCAGTTACAAATCGGATTCGCCCTCCATAAACAAAGATTGGAATATGAAAAGAAGTTAGAAAGCGCACAACTTCAGCTAGAAGTCTCAGAGGGACAATCTGCACTGCTTTTGGAACAACGAGATAAACATATTCAGGCACTTCAGGAACAATTATTAAAAAAGCCAGCAGGACAAAAGTTATTAAATATTGTTGGTGTTGGTGTATTAACTGGCTTAGTCGCCTATATATTAGTTGATAAGGCGGTGGATTAAAGGTGACTAAGCTAAAAGACGATATTGAAATTGCCCGCTATGAACAGGCTATTTCAAAGAGATATGGAAAAGAATCCGTTCAATCGCCACTTTCGGAATGGGACGACAAGAAAGAAGAGGACTATCTTAAGCAATCTGAAGAATTATATTTAAAACAACAAAAAATACAAGAGCAAAAGGATAAAGTAGAAATAGATGGTTTTTTGCTATCTAAGAAACTAGTTAGTAAGGACACGAATAGAATTTGTCCGGTATGTTCTGATTACTCTTTTGATTTGAGAGATGATGTATATATGAGCAAATTTAAGTGTTGTTTCGGATGCTATATTCAATATGTTGAAGACAGGGAAGAAAGGTGGCTAAAAGGTTGGAGACCAAACAATGAAACTCACAAAAAATAGATTAAAAGAAATTATTCTTGAAGAATTGATGAAAATGCAAGAAGAAGATTTTGCTGAAGGGTTTAATCCTGATGAATTAGAGAAGCCACCCGAAGAGCAAGATCATACTCCGGCGGAAAAGAATAAGAAACTAGCCCAACAAGCCCTCAACAAACATAGGGAAGAACGAGACGAAAACCCATTTGATATTTTAAAAGGAAAACGATAAGATGGCAACAGTATTAGAAATTATTCAAGGTTTACAGCAAGCAGCAGCCAATGCTTATGACGGAGCACATGATGAAAGATTTGTTCCAGATGGCGAAGTTAAAGAAATAGGTGCCCTTTCACGCGAGGAAGGATGTGCCATCAATGACAGTCGAATTATGGACGGATTCGGCATTAAAATTATGGGTGACATGCTTCAAGTAAATTATCAAGCTGAGATTAAACTAAAAGATGTTTATGCCAGAGGTTTCGAAGAAGAGTGTGAAAGAAGAATTAATGAAATTGTAAAGTTTTTAACTAAAGAATTTAAAGCTATCACAGGCAGTACAGTTTCTTTGACTCCTCAGGGTGAAGCCCGCTGTTTTGTACAGAATATGTCGCGGGTTAGAACTTCTGTTAATGCTACTAGGGTATATAAGATCGGTAATATGGAAGAAGTATTAACAGTTGGCGAGGCTACTGAGAGTACAATGGATGCCAAATTTCAAAAGTTTCTCGATCAGGGCGGATTTGAAAAAGAATAAGTTAGGTATCTAATGGGTTATAAATTAACCAAAAAACAAAAAATGGCAGAGATCGTAAAGTGTGGAAAGGATCCTGTTTATTTCATCAATAATTATTGTCGCATTTCTCACCCCATCCATGGGCATATACCATTCAGGACATATGACTACCAGGATGCACTGCTAAATGACTTCAATGATCATCGTTTTACTATTATTCTCAAAGCCCGCCAATTGGGAATCTCTACCATTGTAGCTGGCTATGCTGCATGGATGATGTTATTCCATAGAGATAAAAATATCTTAGTTATGGCAACTAAGTTTGCGACTGCCACAAACTTGGTAAAAAAAGTAAAATCAATGCTAAAATCTCTTCCGGATTGGATATCAATATCGGATATTAAAATAGATAACCGTGCCTCCTTTGAATTAGCAAACGGCTCTCAGATCAAAGCCTCCGCTTCTTCTTCAGATGCTGGTCGTTCTGAGGCACTTTCTCTTCTTATAGTTGATGAGGCAGCACATATCGATAATATGGAAGAAATTTGGGCTGCTATTTATCCTACAATCTCCACTGGTGGTCGCTGTATTTCACTTTCTACACCGCATGGTGTCGGAAACTGGTTTCACCAATCTTATGTAGATGCAACAGCACAACAAAATAATTTTTATCCCATCACACTTCCATGGGATGTACATCCAGATAGAGACGAAGAGTGGTTTGAAAGAGAAACAAAGAATATGTCTAAGCGAGACATAGCACAAGAGTTATTGTGCTCTTTCAATGCCTCTGGTGAAACCGTGATTCATGCTGACGATATGTCATGGCTGGAGACAATTGTTAGAGAACCAAAATATAAAACAGGCCATGATAGAAATTATTGGATATGGGAAGAGCCACAACAGGACTCCACTTATCTCATGGTGGCTGATGTGGCAAGAGGTGATGGTGCAGACTGTTCTGTTTTTCAGGTGATGAAATTAGAAACTATGGAAATTGTGGCAGAATATCAAGGAAAGCCAAGTTTGGATTTGTTTTCGCAGATATTGATGCAAGCTGGTAAAGAATATGGAAACGCCCTATTGGTAGTGGAAAATGTAGGAATTGGTATTTCTGTCTTAGAAAAATTAATAGATGGAAGAATGAAAAACGTTATAGACAATAGATTTATTGAAGACCTTTATTCTTTAGAAGCTTATACCTTAGATGATTTTATTATGCGTAAATCACAAGGTAGAGAGAAAGATGAGTATAAGTCTGAGACAGATTTAATAATGAAATTAATTGAACAAGGGGAACAAATAGGAATGACCCCTGCGCAAGGTACCACTTACTATTACTGTAAGACCC